TGCCATATGAAGCACCCCGCCTTTCGATTTGGTTATGTCTGCCGTGTCTGTGTTGTACGTCCCACGGTTACCTATTGCTGATTTGATCTTCTCTGGCTCAAACATAATGATCTCATGTGAGTCGCCGCGCTTGTATGGATCAGCCAGCACGATGCTATCGTAATCCTTCATCACCTCTTCGCGCCACTTCTTAGGCATCAACATGGGGAACTCGCGACTGCCTTCGCCATACACCTCTTGCGCCCACTTGAGCATGGTCTCGTCGTCAAGCACCATTGGGTTCTTGGCTTGCACATGGACGGGCATGACGTTTACGCCTTGGCGTGGGTTGTCGTAGGAGCCGATGTTGTGGGCGGCGGGTGTTCTGGTTGGATCGTTGGATAGCCAAATTGCTTCGCCACTGACTCGTGGATCGAGGCCACCCGGCTTGAAGAACTTGATGTCGCTCGGCGTTGCGTGATACAGCTTCTCTTTGATCTTGCTTGAGTCAAGCATCTTGCGAAGGTTTTCATCGGCCTCTTCCTTTGGCAGTACCTCGCCCATCTTCAATCGCTTGGCCTCGCTTGCCAAATACTTGGCTTTGTTCAATGCGCCAGTCACGCCCTTCACAATCTTGCCACCATCAGCCAACTTTTCAAACTGCTGGACAGGCGCAGAACCTGTATCAGTCTCAGGGTTTATCTTGCGATCAAGTTCTTTTTGGAAATCACCTAGCGGGTCTTTACCTGTGTAATTTTTGTAAGCGCCATAACCGTGATTAAGAATAATGGCTAATGGGTCTTTGGGTATTCTTATTGCCTTTGGAACTGCTTCACTAAGCCTTTCCGTAAAACTTTTTGGCTTACCCAATACAAAACTTCCACCCTCTTCCATGTGGATTGCGCCACCATTGGCTTTGCTCAAGTCTGGACTGTAAATGTCGTAAGTGCCTTGGTTGCCGATGGCGCTCTTGACTGCGTTAGGGTTGTAAGACACCACCTCACTCAGGTCGTCGCCTCGATACTGCATGATGCCGTCATAGCCTTGAGCCTGCGCCCTGCTCTGAATCTGCTTGCCAATGTTGCCCTTCTCCTCGAACGCCTTCTCCACTAGCTTGATGGCGCTCGCCTCGTCCATGCCAAGGTTGATCAGGGCTTCTGCGGCTGGATCAATCTGCCTGCCTGACTTGCCAATGATCAGAGGGTTCTTGATCTGGGCATAGACTGGCAACATATTGCCGCCTGCCTGCCCTTCACGCAACGTGCCTGCCGCACGGTCAGCCATAAACTGGTCAGCCATCTTGGAGTAATACTCACTGCCGCGCATGGCCTCAATCGCGTCGTCATTAGGGATGCCCGTATAACTGCTCGCGTGTGCGGTGTTAGGGGTCATGTATACACCAGAGCCTAACGCGCCCTCCTTGCTAGGCTTAATGCGGCGTATGGCCTCTTGGCCCTTGCCACCCTCGGTCGCGGTCGTGCCGTGGTACAGGCGCATCTTCACTGCGCTTGGGTCTAGCATTCTCTGGAGGTTAGCTTCACGCTCGGCGGCGGCGATCTCCTTGGCCTTAGATAAAGCGCCAGTTATGCCTTTGCCAATTTTGCGGAAGTCAGCCATAGTTATATCGAGTAGGGGTTGACACGTTTCGGTTGCGTGTATTCCAGATAGTCGTCTTCGTCGTCATTATCTCTTGGTTCGGGATTGATGTCGAGCCACCCCATATCTTTCAATAACCGAATCGCTTGTGTCGCGCTGTCCACATAGTCGTCATGCGTTGAGTCAGGGAAGGAACACAACTGGGACAGGAAGCCCTCGCACCAGTCCTTGACATAGCCCTTGCGGACGGACGACTCAGGCAACCACACCCTGCCAGTCGTAAAGATGCTGGCGGTGATCTGGAGGCGTTGCATCTTGTCCGCACGGCCCGGGTTATACCCACGCACAGGCAAGTGCATCTGCCGCAGTTCTTGGATCAGCGATATGCCTGCGGCCTTGTCCTCCACGAGAATCAGGTCTGGCCTCTTGGCCTGCTTGCCCTCACCATACGACACGCGCCACTCCTCGATCACTTTGGGCTTGAGCAGAGGGAAGGTGAGGTGTTCTGCCCAGCAGTCGATCAGCAGGACGGACATCGGGCCATCAAGGGGCTTGAAGATTCCCCATGTGGTCATGGCGGTAGGGTCGTTGTACTCCTTGTCGCTGAAGGCGCAATCATAGGACTGGATGATGTACTCGAACTTGGGAAAGGGCTTGCTGTGAGGCCACAGCTTGAACATATCGCGGTTGACTACCTTGCCATCTTCGAGGTCAACGATCTGACCTAACACCTCCTGCTCGTACAGCTTACTGCCCTTGTACGACTCCAACTGCTTCTGGAAGGCTTTGTCGAGGTTCTTGGCGTTGTCGTATGTGCTGGCGCGGGAGACCACCACATCGTCACCCTCACGACCCACTAGGTCAAGGATCAAGTCCTTTGGGCGCGGGGTTGTGGTCACGATCACACGAGGGTGGCTGTAGGGCTTGTCGTCTGGTTTAATCCTCAACCCTAACATCATGTTGTCCCATGCCTCGTTCGGGCCAAGATAATTAAATGCCGCCAACTCATCACACCAACAGAAGCTGGAGTTGATACCACGCAGGCGGTCATACGAGTCTGCTGACACACCCCTGATCTTGGAGCCGTTGGACAGCTTGATCAAGTGATCCTGCTTGTTGTAGTCCACCACCAGTTCTTTGGGGATGCAGGCGAGCAAGCCGCTCGGCCCTTCATAGCAGGTGAACTTCAAGTCACCGCTCGTAGGTGCCAGAACAATGCTCATTGTGTCTGGGTGCGTCCATGCCCACCACCATAGTGCTTCAGCCGCTGACCGAGTCTTGCCTGCACCTCGGCCTGCCAACATTAAAAACACCGTGTAATCAATCTCAAGGTCTGGCGGTATCTGGTAAGGGTGCGCCTGCTCTATCCAAGCGGCGTGAGCAATCTTGGCAATGCGGTCATGCAGAGGGTAGGAGTTGAACTCCGCCTGTACCTCTGGGTCTTCCAGCATCTCAGCCAGCACGTTTCTTCATCTCCATGTTGCGAATGATCTCAAGGAACTTGTCAGCAGTAGCGTCCTCAGTCTTGATGGCGGCACCACCTTCCACGCCCTCCACCGCCACACGGTCGCCATACTTCTTGGGCCGTAGCTTGGCGGCTGTCCACTTACGGGCCTCGATGCGGTTCTTCTGCCACTGGATGTAGGTAACGTCCAGACTCGTGCGGCCCTTCTCGTCTGTGTACTCAGGAGGATGCTCGTCCGCAATCTCCAAGATTTCATCAGCGTTGGTGTCAGCCTGCTCTTCACGAGCGCGCGCGTATTGCTCTTGAAAGAGAGGGTGGCGTATCAACCACTCATAAACCGTAGACTGCGCTGGGAGTTTCCCTACTGTGTCAGCCTTCAGTATTTGTCTCAAGCTCATTCCCTCACTTAGCATCATGCATATGAGGTTAGCAGTGTCTTGGTTGTACTTTGTTGGTCTGCCAGTTTTAGCGGGCGTAGGAGCCTTTGTGGCCTTTGCGGCTACCTTGGCCTTCCCAATTGCTTTTGCGGCCTCTTGTGCCGCTCTTACGTTCTTTGCGGGCCTCTTTGGCCCCTTCGGTGTTTCTGGCATAACCCATATTCCCCATAATGTCGAATTGATCGCAGTGTAATCGATTCGCTTATGGTTCGCCAGTCCTTGCTTTAGGCATAGGAATACCAATCAAGGAGTTGCCTTGTCTCACCTACATCAGCGACCTCTAAGGCCAGAAGATGTTGTCGGCCTCGGCCTTTGAGGCCAAGAACCGACTCGGTTTTATTTCGCTTTCGGTTCGCTACACAAGCCAATTGTGATTGCGCGAGGGCTTTGTTGCAGGCACTCCTCTTCACTCAATATGAAGTCTGGTGCCCACATCATCAAAACCAAAACCAGTATGAACATTATACCAATTGTGATCTTCTGAATCAAGGTCTCTTCTTGCACCTGCTGGCTTGGAAGGTTTTTCATCATGTCGTCAATCTCCTGCTTGTTCATCATCAACCTCCTCTGGATACTCGTCGGTGTTGGCTCGGTCTTCGTCGGTCTCGATGGGGGTGTGCAGTGCCTCGTACTCACGCTTAACTTGCCGACGGCGCTCGTCCTCCGCCAACTGCTCTGGGGTGATGGCTTTGAACTGCTTCATCAGTTCGGCCTCTACTTCGTCAAACAGGTTGCTCATGTTGTTCATACTGTCACCTCTTTTGCCAAGATGGCTTGCAGGCCAGCCAACAACTGCTGGGCCTCGGCACGAGTCAACACTGTACTCATGTTTGAGTTGCGGCCTTGCAAGTGCAACCACGCACCATCGTCGTCCCACTCGGAGACCGACACGCGCACACCATGTTCGGTGCGGATACTTGTTTCAATTTCTTCTTTCATAAGCGACTCGCTTTCAGTTGGTTATTGATTTGGTTTTACAGTTGTTTCAATGACTCGGACACTTCGTCCAACTTGTAACCGAGTGAGGTTTTTTTGAAGTTGACGTAAGAGTAATACCAGCAACCGTTGTTGTGGATCAAAAATGTTTTGCCGCTGTTGCCAGTGCCTGTCCATGATGGCTTGCGGGTGTAAAAACCTTCGGGCGCATGGCGGACAATGTTGGGGAACTTTGTTGGTTTTGCTGATGCTTCGATGTTCATTTCTCTATTCCTTCGCTGTTAGACGACTGCGGGATTGCTGTCGTTGGTGTAATTGTAACTTAAACGTGCGGGCCTGCAATAAGGTTGACAAAATATTTTCTAGGTAGTTTCCCTAGTGGGGGCCGAAGCCCCTTGGTTTAGATTTTCTTGAAGGCGGCGGCTGATGTGAATTTGCCGTCAACGTAGATACGGGCTGGGAACTGGTTGAACAGCTTGCCCTTGACTGACACGTTGATGATCTGGTTTTGCTCGATCATTACTTTTTTGTCGCCCTTCATGCCAGTGATGCGGAAGTTTGCGCCGCTGACGCGAAGTACCTTGCTGTCTGTCAACTCACCAGCCTTGGCGTTCACCTTGGCGATCACCTCGTCTGCAAACAACTCGGCCTGCTCTTGGGCATATTCGTTCATGTTGTCTTCGCACAAAACAATCTCGTCATCCATGCGGTTACCGAGGCGCTTTGTGCATGGGCGCACTGTCAAAGTCCAGAGGCTGTAAGACTTGCTGTTGTAAACGCCACGGAATGTTGGGCCAAAGATTTCATGCAGGCGGTTGAATTGGAATTTCACGCTGGAAATAATTTGGGCCTTGAATTCTGTTACCAATTCGTTTTTGATTTCTGTGTTCATTTCGCTGTTCCTTCTCTGTTGGCTGACTGTGCAGGTTTGCTGTGTCAGTGGTGTAAATATAAGGCCAAATTAAACCTCGTCAACAAATATCTAAAAATATTTTCTAGGTGCTTTCCCTAGTATGCGTTGGCATCCTCGACCACCTGCTTGAAGTCGGCCTTGGCCTCCTCGACCAGTAGCTGGTAGTCCTCCTCTGGCACATCCAGCGTGATGTCCTTGCCTGTAGCGTCGAACACAAACACCTCGAACTCCTCGGCGTAGTCAGGCGCATGGGGGTAATTCAGTTCCTCTGGGGTGTAGTCATAACCCACAGCCACATCCTGCGTGGTCTCGCCGTTGTCGAATGACACGACGCTGTCAAATGTGTAGTCCAGTTGATTGATTTTCATTTCGCTTTCCTTTCGCTTTTCGATTTGGTTTAGTGGGGGCCGAAGCCCCCGTTTGTTTTAACACCAGCCAAGACCTAAATTGACTGGGAAGTTTTCGTTAACATCTACATACTTAGCAGTCTCTTGATCCAATTTTGCAAATGCTTTGCGCGCTTCAATTTCTGTGGCGTATTCAGTTTTGCCATTTAATTGCGACTTGATATTAGCCCTTATCAATTTGCACTTGCTCATTACATTTGATCGAGTGTTATTTTGGGGTTCGGTCAAAGCCACTTCTTTCCAGACTTTGTCTTGGCTAACTGAAACACTCCAATAAGATTTTCCTACTTTCATTTCGCTTTCCTTCGCTGTTGTAGCACCGAGAAGTTCGGTGCATAGTGTAATTATAGCTTAAACAAAGGAGGTGTCAAGCCCCCTTGTAAAATTATTTTCTAGGTACTTTCCCTTAGAAACCGTAATTCTCAGCGCAGATGGGGCCAATGCCACGGGCAACGCTGTCGCTGTCGGTCAATTGACGACCACAGACCGAGCAGGAGCCGAATTTCATGCCATAGGCTACTGCGGCCTGCTTGGGGTCGCTGGCGACCGCTGTGATGCGTTCTGCGGCCTCTGTGGTGCAGTCGCGTGATGTGAAGAGGCGACCACCCATGACCTTGCCCAAGTACACGCCGTCACCCTTGGACTTGATGTAGATCGCGCCAGCGTTCTTGCTGTTCTCGCCAGCAGGGCTGAACACAAAGGTATCGAGGCGCAACTTGGGGAACTTCACGCCAGACTCTTTGGCGTTGTTGAATGCAACCTCGATGGCCTCGACAGACACAACAGGTGCTGACTCAGCGCGAGCGGCCTGCTCTGCAACACGGGTGGCTTGACGCTCTGCTGACTGCACTGTCAGGCGCTGGACGGTTTCCATCTGGCGCTCTGTGAGTGAACCGTATTTGTTGAGGGCATCCAGCATGGAGCGAGCGAACTCGAATGTGCCAGCACTGTTTTCCATCCATGCGGCTTCTGCTGGGTTTGCTTCTTTCCACTCTTGAGCCTTGTTGGCTTGAGCTTCTGCTTTGGCAACGGCGCGTTTTTGTGCGCTGGCCTTGGCCTTCATGCGTGTGGCTGGGCTGGTCTTGAAAGACATCTTGCCTTTGCCCTTGCAGGCGAAGCACTCGCCAGAGCGCACGTTGATGTAGCCAAAGGTGAAACGACCAGTGCCTTTGCACTTAGGGCAAGTCTGCTCGAAGTAAGTCACCTCGGCAGTAGCGGCCTTGGCTGGTGCGCCAAAGTCCAAGTCGTCTTCCATATCGCTGAAGGGGTTTGATGCTGTGTTCATAATTCGCTCCTGATTCGCTGTTACCTGCTTATTGCAGTGTTGTTAGTATAACGCGAAATTAAACGAGTCAACATCTTTTTTGAAAATATTTTTAAGTATTTTCCCTAGTGTCTTTCAGCACCATGCCGTACCCGTTGATCCCCTCTGGGACGACCACGCCGTACCGTCGCACTAACGGGTTGCGCTTGAATGATGTGTAGTCCACATGGTGATGCCAGCGATTGAACCGCCAGACCACCTCCGCCACATCAGGGTGCAGGCGCTCGATCATCTTGGACTTAGGCAGGGTTCCCTCCTTGGAGTAGAACTCGTCGGTGTTGCCGCCCTTCATGGTTTGCGTGGTGGCCTTCTCTTGCAGGAATGCATTGAACTGCACAGTGCATAAGCTGGCCTTCAGCACACGCAGGGAAAGGTCTGTGTCCTCGTTGTAGCGGCCTCGCCAGCGGAAGGGGATGCTGTTCTGGATCAGCAGGCAGGAGTAGATGCGCGTGTTCATCACAAACGCAGGCAGGGGTTCCTTGGCCTTGGCAAAGAAGTCATAGTTGAAGCCAGCGATAGCGACGTTGTCGTAGCGATCCACAAAGTCTTCAGCGGCGCGGAAGATGGTGCCCGACGTAACCTTGACCATGAGGTTGCGGTTCAGCCTGTTGAAGCTGGCGATGTTGTCGTCCATTACCCAGTGCCTAGCATAGCCCAAGCTCATAGAGTGATCCCAGCAGAAATTTCTTGCGGCCCCGGGGCCTTTGCCGAGCTTCTCACCAAGGTCATCACAAGTGTCGTAGTTCCACAAGTAACCCTCTGGCAACACCAGCACCCTCTCAGGGTTGATCACCGCCGCATACTGCTCGCGCTCGTGCGCCTCCACCACGATGTAGTAGGGCACGTTGATACGATCCAATGCTTTGCTTGTCAGGCGCGTAGCCCAGCGGCCCTTGGACACAATGTAGACAGGGTACTTAGGATTCATCGACCCACCTCAAATGCGCGGCTCTGCGGAACTCAGCGAAGGGGAACCAGAGCGCCTTCTGCTTGGGCGTGATGGTCTGCTCCACCAGCTTGGCGAACGCCTCCACATCCTCCTCGCATCTAAAGCGCAAGTTGATCACTCGATATGGCGTGAGGTCTTCTTGAAAGAACTCTGGCATCCCCTGCCATTCTTTTTGCCAATCGAACTCTTCATGCCCAAACAGATCGGTCATTCGGGCTTGCCTTCCATCTTGAGATGGGCCAGCAACTCTTCCAGCACAAACTTGTTGTCTGGGTATTGCTTGATGTAGTTCTCAATCTCTTGCAGGACGTAACCGTAGCCACTGTCAAAGCCTTTGATGTAATCACTCATAACCGATTCGCTTTCCATTTGGTTAAGCCCCCGAAGGGGCTGTTGATTTATTTGCTGGTGACCTTCACGCTGAACACAGCGGAGACCTTGGTGTACTTGGCGTATGCATCTGCGCCAAACTCTTTGATGAATGCATCCTTGTCGAACACAGAGCGATTGCTCTCGATGTAGGTGGCCTTGAAGAGCGCACCCTCGACAACCTTTGCGCCGCCCTTGCTGGCGCTGTCCTTGATGTCGTCCTTGATGGCATCAGCCTGCTTGGTCAGATCAGCGATCTGTGCCAAGAGTGTGCCGAGTGTGTCTACTGCTGTGAAGTTGATGTCGTTGTTCATTTCGCTGTTCCTTCGCTTTACTGCCTTACAGGGATTGCTTGGTCAGTGCTTGTAGTTTAAGGCCAAATTAAACGCCGTCAACAACTTTTTATAAATATTTTCTAAGGAAAACCCTAATACGTTGCAGAAAAGCAACCGCTTTACTCGCAAACCGTAAGCCCTAACAGGGCCAGCGTGTCCTTGAGCAGGTCAGCCTCGTCGTACCCGTAACGCTTCTCAAAGCCCTTGGTGCCCAGCCCGTGCAGGCCCGTAGAGCCGCGATGATGCTCTGGGCATAGCGGTATGACACTGAAGTGGCTAGAACGCCCCCAGCCCCCCGCCAATCGCCTTGGATGGTGCAACTCAGCGGGCGTACCCTCAAACCCCATCCTGCGGCAGACGGCACAACCTAGTTCCGCCACCGCGCTCATGTGCTTCTTTTCCTTCAGCGTGGTCATTGCTTACCCTTTGTAAAGCCGCCGCGATTCTTGAGGTCGTGGCAGGTCTGGCATCGCCACTGCGGTGCGCCCTTACTGTTCCTGCCCTTCACCTCTGCTGGGTTAAGGCGGCACACCTGACAAGTCTTTGCTTTTTCGGTCATCGCTTCATGCTCCTAACGTATATTGCGAAAGAGGCAACGGTGTCTCCACCGTTTCGCATCTTGTCAAACGCCGTGGCTATTTCTTCAAGTACCACGTTGCGGGCCATGTTCTCTTCATCACTGAGTTGACGTTGAACGATCTGTCGTTTGCGCCAGCCAAGAGATTTCTCCAACTCATCAAACGCTTCGTCTTCTGGTGTCTTCATGCATATGCTCCACATTGAATAAATTAAAAGAATAAAACCGAGTGCCGCAACCCAGTGGGTGTGCATTGCCCAACCATCCAGCAACACCAGCACCCAACCAGCGGCGTTCATCACCATGCCTTGGTAGGTGTTCACATCGTGGCCTTTCCTTCGGCCCTGTTATTCGCTTGCTGTGTGCGCCAAATTTCCACGACGGCCTGCGCGGCAATCAAATCCCAACGCAATTTTTCCTCCGCCTCCACGGCTTCACGCAACCCCACAAGCAATGCTTGGTACTCTGGGTGTGCATATGCATCACGCTCTTGCGCGGTGATTGCAGTTTCGGTTGATCGCTTTTGCAAAATTGCCTTGAGGGACTTGCGATACTCCTCGATATACACGCGCTCTGCTTTCGCTTTTGCAAACGTCTTGCCGTTAGTCAAGATGTAGTCAATAGCTTTGTTTGGGTCTCTCTCTTCAATGCTCATAAAACATTCTCCTTTTGGCGCGGTTGCGCCTAATCACCAAACCAATAAAAACTAAAAAGCAAATCCAAAACATAAAGCCAGACATTGCCATGAACTTCCAAAAAAAGTCTCCAAACGATTCAAACATTTATTCCTCCTTTGTTGGCCTGCTACAGGCCCAATAAAAAAGCGACACCAAAATTATGAATACCCAACTCAGTCCGCCAGTGATTGCAAACACAATCAACATGATGTTCCATAGGTCAGCCATTGCGATACTCCTTCTCTTCAATCATTGCTTCTGCAAAGTCGTAAGCTGAACGCGCAATGTCTTGAGGCAGTGCCCCCTTGCCTGCTTTGTTCAAAATTGACATCAACGCAAACAATGCAAAGATGTCGATCAATTCTGGTTCTTGTTTCATTCAATCTCCTCAATTTTGATTTTCAACATTCCGCCAAGGTCGGGTGCCCAATAGATTCGCAGATCAACAATCTGTGAGTCGTCTTCATAAACGCCTGCGTGAGCCAGCCCATCGAGCGTGGCCTTCAGCAGGTTGTCAAGATCGCGGCGGCGCTTGTCTGGCCTCCATGCCTCAATGACCACACGCAGTGGCCCCTTGAAGTGTTTAGCCATCTTTTGTAATGTCATCTGATCGCCGACAGTCTCACGGTACTCGCGCCCTCTGGCGCTGATGATCATGCGACCATCGAAGTTGCGCCAGTAAGTGTTGACCGATGGAGGCCAAGGCAATGTGATCTCAATCATCTTTGACTTTCATGCGGTTGCGGATCGCCTCAAATAACTCCTCTTGACTCCATGCCAGTGCAATGTCAGCGCAAGCATTACGTTCGATCTCTAGCGCCTGCTTAGTGGTCTGAATTGCAATCGCCATGATCTCGGCTTTGGCCTCAGTAAGTGCCGCATCAAACTCAGTCTGTGTGAATAACTTCATGGCCCCAGAGTTGCCAAGTAGTTGCCTTGCTAAAGGGCTTAGTTCAGCGTCTTGCTTTGTCATTTCCATTCTCCTGTGTTACCTCGGTTACCCTTTGTCCACTGATCTCTAACGTCTGCCTCAAGGCGTGACTTGGGATGAAGTTCGTTCCATCCCTTGTGACGCTTCCCAAGGTGGTCAACGTAACCATTGAGCCAGCGGTACGCGCTATCGCGATCTTGAATACGCATATTGATGATTCCCCGAACGAGACAGCGGTGGCGATGCTCATCTTCTCCTTCGCCCTCCTTGCCATAATTCAAAATCTCCCTCC